AAAAAAAAAAAAAAAAAACCCCCGCCGTGCTAAAACGGGGCGGTCATTAAGTAGTTATATGAGAATATAACCATAAATAATCCTATTTATAGTTTACCTCATATATAGAGAAAAGTCTAGTAAAAATGCGGTTTCAACTGCATTTGTGGGACTTGATAGATATATTAACAACTCGACATAAGGGGTAAATAAATGCGTAGGAGAACAGTAATAGAATCAAAAAATATCAGAGAGGTTACAGATTCAATTACGGGTAATTCATATCTAGGGAAAATTGGAAAGAAATCTAGAAGTAAAAAACAACATGTAACACCTGAAATGATTCGTAAAAATAATATACGTATTGCTGAAAAGAGGTTGAGGTTATTAATAGACATGAATTTTGTAGAAGATGATTATTATCTTACACTGACATTTCGAGATGATCCTGATGAAACTGAAGCAAAAAATAGGATGACTAAATTTATTAGAAGATTGAGAGCAAGATTTAAGAAAGAAAATGAGCTTTGTAAATATATTTATATCATGGAACGGCAAGGCAAAATACACTTTCACATGTTACTTAATCAAGGCATTCGATTAAGTACTAAAATTCTAAAACAGTTATGGGAATATGGATATACAAAATTAGAGCTGTATCAAGGAGAAGCTGAAGATGCAATTGGATTGGCCAAATATTTTATAAAAGAACGAAAAATGGATATACAAGGCAGTCCAACACATGCATCCAAAAAATGGGTTTCAAGTACGAATTTAGATAAACCAAAGGTAGAAAGTAAAACTATTAAAGCTACGGAGTGGAGAAAAGAAATTAAAGTTCCACAAGGCTATTATTTGGATAAAGATAGCGTATATGAAGGTATCAATAATTATGGATATCCATTTAGAACATATAGATTAATACGTCTTACGAAATGGAGTGAAATATATGCGAAGAGAAAATCGACTGAGACCATGTCCATTCTGCGGGAATAAATCAATCAGAGTGGTAACAGGTATTAAAGTTACAGAAAAGCATCATATGGTGGTATGTGATAAGTGTTCGGCTATTGTATGTTTCGAAGAAGCGACAAAGTATTTAGCTTGTGAAAAATATTGGAATAAACGGATAGATTAGGAGGAAATTATGAATAATGTGCAATTAATGGGAAATTTAGTGCGTGACCCAGAGTTAACTTTTACAAAAAACGGATCACTTGTAGCAAGATTTACTATTGCTGCTAGTAATGAATATGTAGATAAGAGTACAGGTGAAGTAAAAGAACAAACTGCATATGTTAATTGTGTAGAGAGGAACACGTTAGACGAAAATGTAGGTAAGCTAATCAAAGGAAACAGATGTATTGTAAATGGAAGACTACAAACACGATCCTATGAGACTAAAGAGGGTGAAAAAAGATATATTACTGAAGTAGTAGCAGATTTCATTGGTGATAGCTTATCGAATAAAGATGATGAGCCAAGTAATTTTGAAACATTTGGTGATGATGAACAAATTCCCTTTTAAAGGCAGCGCAGAGACACTGCCAGATAAAGAAATAAAACATAAAACAAATGTACGATGTAATGCAAGGAGAAAAGCAGAAAGGTTGATGCGATAGTGGCAAGACGAAATGAATACAAAAAAGCAAAAACATGTAAGCACGCCATTCAATTAACTGAATTTGGAGGATTATTTGTTAAGAATACATGTGTTAATGAACATAAGCTTATGCTACCATGTCCAAATAAAATGGGGATTGCAGTTAAAAGACCTTATGTTATGGCCAAGTATTGCAGTGGATGTAAATCATATGAAGACAGAAGAAAGACAGAAAAAGACAGAAAAAGACAGAAAAAGAAAGGTTAGGTGAAATATAACTATGAATGATCCTACAGGTGTGAGATTAAATTGGTTGGCATTATGGGCTTGTGTATATGGTAATGTGACAATTACTAGAGCCTTAAAATGTATGGGCATACGTTCTTGTAAAACGATATTACAAGAAGATATGCAAGACTTAAAACACAATAAATTAAGTCAAAGTATAGGAAATAAGATATGTGAAGATTATAAAACAGGAAACTATACACTTAGGGAGATGGCTAAAAGATACAAGATATCATATGGTTCAACTTATCGTATTGTAAAAGGAACATATAAGTACGAGAGCGCATGATATGGAATCAAGAGCAGATAAGATGATGCGGTATGCAAATATGTCGGTAATACCAAAAGCGTATATAGCGGATATAGTAACAGAATTAGAAACGAAAGATATACCACATAAGAAAGAAATCATAACACTATTAGCCCAACTATGGGTGATAAGGGCAAGGTAGGTGATAATAATATGGGAATTACACATGTTAAAGCAAAATCGGTTAATTATTGGGTATATGGTGTAGCAATTAGACATGATGGGAAATGTAAAATATATCAGGAAAATGAGACACCAATCAGTGTAAAGGAATATACGATTTGTAGGGCTACAGATGGTGTAGATGATGCGGATGATTTGATTTATGAAAACGACATCATTGAATATAAAATGCCACACTGTAGCAGACGATTTATAGCTAAAGTATTTTATAACGAACAAGATATGAAATGGTGTGTATCAGTCATTACGAGTGAACAGAAGTGTTATTGGGATTTAGGCTTTATAGTTAATGAAGCAGAAGAACTAAAAATTAAAGGAAATATATTTGATTAGGAGGCAACATGGATAGATACGAATGTGTTAATCGATGTACTGCAGCATTTTTAGAGGGGAATAAACCAAGAAATTTGGATTGGGAAAAAGTAGCAAGATACATTGTTAAAATAGGCCATAATTGTGTTGTATATGCGGGAATTGAAGAAGATTGGGATAATACGGCTGGTATTATATATGACCATGGTGAAGTTATTCATGGAGAGGCGTATACAACTAGTAAATGGGGCACACCGATTATAGTGGTGTATATCGAAGGTCAAAACAAACGAATTGATGCGGATACCATCTTCTACAAAGAAGCTGATGAACATATAAATGATTGGACTGCTGAAAGCATAGCTATATTGGAGGGAAAATAATGAAAATTAAGAGTTTTGCAACATATGGCGTAGGGATGGACATTATATATGAAGATATTTTGAGTACAGGTGCTATAGCAGATCTACGTATAAAGTCAGAAGATGAAAAAAGTCCTGAATTATATGATGCGTGGAAAAGAATGGAAGCTAGAGTATTAGAGTATCTTGGAAAGCTCTGTCGATTAGATACACAATGCATGCTTAATGTTTCTAAAATACAACTAAGATATGCAAGAGAAACGGATGAATTAGAGTCGTTAGTATTTTGTGGTTCTTTAATGGCACCAGAAGCAGGAATAGGTTTTAAAACAGGTGCGATAAGAGTTAATACTTTATTTGATGTGATGGATACGAAAGATATCGGTATCTTGAGAGAACTAGAGGCAAGGATACGTGGGTATATTAGAGGAGAACGGGCGCAAGCAAAATTTGATTTTAGCTTAAAGGACGATGTAGAAGATGACTACGAAGAATAAGAGGAGCTGTTCATGATTTGGATATTCTTATTAGGGTGTTTCTTTGGAACCTGTATAGGTGTAACTGTGATGTGCATATTATCAATTAGTAGATGTGACAGATAAAAGAAGTAAATAAACGATGAACAACGTACCATATTTTTTACAACACTTACCAATTTGGAAATATAATTTGGAAGATAATCAGCAGAATAAAAACAAGAGAGTAAAAGAACATAAATATGATGCGGTAGATAAACATACAGGGCAGATGGTGGAAAAGGTATGTCAAATATGTGGAAAGAAATATAAAACAGAATATAGATTACGTAATACAACAAAAACCTGTAGTAAATCATGTGGTCAAAAATTAAGAATGGCCAATAAGGTACCTGAAAAATGGGTAGATAAGGCCGTTGAATTAAGACAACAAGGGTTTAAATTAAGTGCTATTGCAGTAGTAGTTGATAAATCTACTAGTACTGTATGGCAATATCTGAAGAAACGAGGCTATTAAAAATGCTCGAACAGGATAAAAATCAATATTGCTGGTGCTTTGATGGTGATGCGGGTGATCCACAAGGAAGCATTGAAGAAGCCATTGATGACTTTTTAAATTACTATGGTCATTATTGTTGGGATGAGAAGAATAATGTTGAATATTTAGAACAAGATGTACTTGATGATTACGTAGAAATTGGACATCCTTATAAATATGTACCAGAAGTAGACGGCGAACAAGTGATTTGGAAAGTTGCTGATGATTGGATGGACTATGAAATCATAGAGTATTCTGATGATTACATGAGAAGTGTGAAAAAAGAGCATATTGATGAACTAAGCGATGCACTATCAAAGGTGTTCCAAGCATGGGAAAAAGAGCACGGATACGAAAATCGTGCATTTGTAGTTATGGAAACAGAGCAATATCGTATTGGTGATTATATCGATTCAGAGGGAAATTATAAATGAAAATACTAGATGCATGTTGTGGAAGTAAAATGTTTTGGTTTGATAAGAAAAATGAAAACGCACTATATATGGATAATAGAATATTAGACACTGTGCTATGCGATGGCAGAAAGTTAGTAGTAAAACCAGATATAGTGGCAGATTTTAAAAGCATGCCTTTTGATGATGAAACATTTTATCTAGTTATCTTTGATCCACCACATTTAAAAAACGCAGGTGATACATCATATTTAAAAGCAAAATATGGAACATTAGGGTCTAATTGGAAAGACGATATTAAGCAAGGCCTAGCGGAATGCTGGCGAGTACTCAAAGAAAATGGAACGCTAATTTTTAAATGGAATGAAGAGCAAGTATTATTTTCAGATATAAAAGGATTATTACCGAGTGAGCCGATAATTGGACAGCGCAGAGGTAAGACAATATGGCTTGTGTTTTTTAAAGGAGAATAAAATATGTACAAAATAGAAGAAAAAGCAGTTAATGCGGCAAGAGCAATATTATTTAATGAATTTGGTTATAACGCTAATGAATTAGCACTTATGGATATGCATGTAGTGTGGTTTTCTAAAACATTACAAAACTGGAAAGCGTTGGTAAGCGGTGTACATATCAAAGAGTATATCGAAGTTACATATAATGGAGATAAGAAAGAAACGTATGTTGATGTGTATCAAAAAGCGCGGAACGCATGTTTGAAAGATGATGTTATATGAACTCACTAACTGAACGAAAAATTCAGCAACTGCTTGGAAAAAAGTTGTTCCTGCGAAAGATATGTATTCCTAATGTTCTTATGTGGCGACCACATAACACCGAGTATGAAGCGGACTTCATCTACTTTGATTTGAAAACAAGGTATGTAACTGAAGTCGAAATCAAAACCAGTATTGAAGATTTTAGACGTGATTTTCAAAAGGATCATCAGCAGGATAACTGCAATGTTAAATATCTCTACTATGCAATGCCTATTGAAGTATACGCGTTAAATAAGACTGAGGTATTAGATGCAATAGGTAATAACGGTTTGATATTAATTACCTATAAGGTGACAAAAGATGGAGCCATTATTGAACAAGTTGATTTTAAAAAGCGAGCTAAAGCAAGAAAGGAAGCTATACCGCTTAATCAAAATAAGCTTGAATACTTTATGAAAATTGGCTGTATGAAATGGGTGAATCGATAATGACAAAGAAAGATTTTACGGACACTTTATTTAAAGCAATGTACGAATCGGGGTACAGAAAAGCGGAGATTGTGAAAGGGAGAATATTCTTTTACAAGGAAGATACACTTATGGGCGTATGGGTGCCTAGAATTCCAGTAGAATGCACTTGTTTTACAGACGAACAGAAATACATTAATATTGGCGAATATATAGGTATTATTGATTGGAATAAAGTACCAGTTGATACGCCAATATTAGTTAGAGATTTTAATCACTATGATTGGGAAAAACGATATTTTGCCAAAGTGCAAAACGGCACCATATATTCTTGGGATAGCGGTGCTACATCGTGGAGTGTTAGCAATAAGGAATATTGTGTTACCGCGTGGAGATACGCAAAACTAGCAGATGAAAAGGGGAATTAAATAAATGAACGAAAATCAATTTGAACGTGTAACAGGATATGAAGATGCTGATTTACCTGAACGAAAAACAGAATATGCAGCAGGATATGACGTTAAACCTTATGAGACTGGCGTAGTATTGCCACATCAAACAAAACTCATTCCTACTGGCATCAAATGCAGATTGAACTATGATGAACATATTCAACTGCATTTAAGATCAAGTGTGGGTATTAATAACGATGTAATGCTAGCGAATGGAACAGGTATTATTGATGCAGATTACTACAACAATGACGATAATGAAGGTCATATCATGATACCTATTAGAAATTTAGGTGATACGCCGTTTGAATATAATAAGAACGAAAGATTGGCGCAATTAATTATCATACCATATCGTATTACGGCTAAGGATAGGACTACAAAGAAACGTACAGGCGGTTTTGGAAGCACTGGTAATAAATAATGGCGATTAAACATAAGAGAATTATTGATAAAAAAATGATTAAAGCAATTAGAACAAACCATTGTGAATACTGTGGCAGACTATGTAATATAGAACCACATCATGTATTTTCTCGTGGTAGTGGTGGTGGAGATATCAGAGAAAATCTAATTCAATTATGCAGTCAATGTCATGTGAATACACATGCAGGAAACATGCCTAACAAAGAAACCTGTTTAAAAATTATAGCTAAAAGAGAACATACTGATGCGGAAACAATATACGTAATAAACCGTAAAGCAATGGGATATGACATATAAAAGGGTGATAAATTTATAACGGGAGGTGATGCGGATACATGGATAAAGAACAAGAAAAGAAATATATAAGAAATGCTATTGAATATTTAAAACCAATAAAATCATGCACCTTAGAAATACAATCAGCCAAAAGAGAATTACAACGATTAAGAAGTGATATTACGTCACTAAGTGCAATAGATTATAGTAAGGATCGTGTATCAGGTGGCGGTATTAAAGAAGGGTTAGAAGCTAGTATAGCTAAGATGTTAGAAAGCGAATCTAAATGCCTTGAGAAAACAAATGCATTGATTCAGTTACGCGAAGATGCAAGAAAACATATTGAGTGCTTACGATGTGTTGAGGGGAAGATTGCATTGATGCAAGAATATGTTAATGGTATGTCATTTAAAGGTGTGGTATCATTTATAGGGTATAGTAAAACACAGGTACAGTCATATAAAAAAGAAGCATTAATTGAATTAGGTCAAGAATTGACCCAAATAGTACCAAACTGGTATTTAGATATGTGATATTATATATGTGTGAAAATTGCCACTGAGCAATCATTCACCAAATCACTCAAAACAAAATATTAGGCTCGTGTAACCATTCAGTTATACGGGCCTTTTGTTTTGTACATATGATATACCCCCACCCCCTGGTGCCTATTGAATACACACAACTCACCAATCAATGATTCATGTTTGACCTCTTTGAATATATAACTACACAACCTTAAGATACACTTATACCTTGTGAGTTGTGTGTATTGAGTAGACAATGAAAGGATGTGAACGGTATGCCTAATGTGATATGTCATAAGACTGCATGCTTAGATAATCATCATGGAATGTGTGGTGCTAACAAAATAGTAATAAAAGCTAATGGTTATTGCCGTTCATGTTCGCATGCACACCATATGATGAGACATGTGGATAGGGATGAGGCACGGCACCGTCATGAAGATGAGCGCCGCCTGTCTCAGCGTAAAAATAAAAATAAATTTTAAATATTGAATGTATTATTTTAAATTTGGATATTTTTTTATGGGTCCTTCTGGACAAGGTTGATACCTTGCGGTGGCCGAGACCCCAAAAATTGCCTAGATTTTAATTTTTTTATGACCTTGCTAGTGATACAGGTAATGAAAGGAGGCTGATTGATAAGTGAAAATTACAGATGATTTGAAAACAGCAACGGCCTCTCAGTCGAACCTGGCAAAAGCACTTGGACTCTCGCGTCAACGTGTTTCGCAACTGCTCCAAGAAGGGGTTTTAGCAACGGATGAAAAAAATCAGATTTTGGTTATCAAATCCGTTATCAATTATGTCAAATATAAGGGCCAATCCTCTGCTGAAGAGGTAAGCAGTTCAGATGATGCGGTATTCGAGGTTGAAAAGGCCAAGAATGAACGTGCGAAACGTAAGATTGCGGAGCTGAAACTGGCAAAAATGAATGGCGAAGTGTACTCGGCAGATACAGTAGAACAGGTTATGACAGAAATGCTTGTTAATTTGCGTACACAATTGTTAGGGTTGCCAACTAAATTGGCGCCACAACTACAGAATGTGACAAAAGAGGAAGCATATAACTTGTTAACGCAAGAAATTGAGGATAAATTATCTGAATTAAGTGAATATACGCCGTCATTATTCATGGATAGCGATGAATTAGATGATGATAATGCGCCAAATTAGGCGCTTTTTTAGTGCAAAAAAGGAGGTGATAGCATGAAAACAGCAAAAGAATTGTGGCAATATGTCTCTAAAATGGGTCTAAAACCACTACCTAAAACCAGTGTTAGCCAATGGGCTGACGATTATCGCATGCTATCACAAGGCCTTTCTGCTGAACCAGGACGTTGGAAAACGAGTAGAGCGCCATACCAAAAGGATATTATGGATGCTTTCACGCAACCTGGTATCAATCGGGTAGTGGTTAAGAGCGCCAGTCAGGTGGGAAAATCAGATATCATGAACAATGTCTTAGGTCGATACGCTCATCTTGACCCATGTGCGGTCATGATGATTCAACCGACTATCGAATTAGCTCAAGATTATTCAAAGTCTCGTATCTCTCCGATGATCCGCGATACGAAAGTACTATCACAAGTATTTTACGAAACGAAATCAGAAGACGGGGCCAAGACACGAGATGGTAAGAACACAATCTTATCTAAACTCTTCCCTGGTGGACGTCTTATCATGTGTGGGGCGAACAGTCCGGCAGGATTGGCATCGCGTCCTGTACGTGTGCTATTAGCGGACGAAGTAGACCGTTTCCCAGATAGTGCTGGCACAGAAGGTGACCCAGTAGACCTTGCTGCCAAACGTATGACAACGTTCTGGAACAGGGTCATGGGGTTATTCTCCACACCAACGAATGAAGGTAGCTCACGAATCGATGTAGAGTATCAAACAGGAACCCAAGAAGAGTGGCAACATGAGTGCCCTAATTGTGGTGAGTACCATTTGATACGACATACTGAAATGGAATGTGAGACAGAGGAACATAAGGACGCTAAAGGTCGGAAGATTGTAGTAGTTAGTGATGTGAAATGGCGATGCCCAGATTGCGGATCTATATTTTCTGAAGACGAAATGCGGAAAGTTCCTCAAAAGTACATATCGAAAAACCCAGCTGCGTTGCATAATGGCATACGCAGTTTTTTTGTAAATGGATTTACTTCACCTTGGCTAACCTGGAATGACATCATGAGGGAATGGCTAGAGGCTAAAGGCGACCCTACACGTGAAAAGGTAGTCATGAATACGCGTTTCGGTGAATCATACGCACAACAAGGTGCATTCGAAGACTATCAGCAATTCATTAGGCGTCGTGAGAAATATGGCGCAGACCTTCCGGACGGTGTATTACTACTAACTGGTGCCGTAGATACACAAGACAACCGGTTAGAATATGAAATCACCGGTTGGGGATATGGCGAAGAATGTTGGGGTATCTGTAAGGGTGTTATCTTAGGTGAGCCTGATAATAAAGCAACATGGGATGCACTTGATGCGGTGCTTGATAAAGTATACCGATTTAAGAATGGTACAGGCCTTAAAGTAGCACGTGCTTTTATTGATTCCGGCGGTCACTACACGTCAAAAGTATATGAATATTGTGAAAAGAACTTCAGCAAGCAACGATTTGCTATCAAAGGTACGGCCGGAACACCTGGCATACCGTTAAATTATAAGATTGGTAAAGCTTCAGGAAGTAAGATTCCGCTTGTCATGCTAGGTGTTGACGATGGAAAACAACAGGTAATGAACCGATTAGCCATCGATGAACCTGGTGCGAAGTACTTTCATTTCCCATTGGATGAAGAATTCTTAGGAACAAGAGGGTACGACGAGCTGTACTTCAAGGGGATTATTTCAGAACACAAAAAGAAAGTAAAACGTAAGGGCGTTATCCATGAAATATGGGAGCCTACAGCAGGGGTTCGTAATGAACCATTGGACTTACGTGTATATAACTTAGCCTGTATGAATTCAATCCATCCTGATTGGGATAGATTGGCGGAAGTAGTCAAAGGTGGAGGCCATTCCACTACAACAGTAACTACTCCACGAAAGAAACCAGTGCGGAAACGTGTGCGCAGGGCTAGTAAAGCAGCAGATATTTAGGAGGATGTATGGCAACTAGTTATTCGAGTAAGCCAAGGCTAATTGATA